GCAACCGTACCACCCGTGAACTCAGGCCGACTGGATCCAGCACCTAACGAGGAACCAGCTGCTCGAGTAGCTGTGATGTACTCGCTCGAGTCATTGATGCTGTCGATCAACACTGCGAGGTCACGACGGAACCTGTTGTTCCAAGTCACTGGTGGGTCCGCAGTTGGTCCCGGAGGAGTCAAGCTCACTCCTTTATCGTTCCTCAGATCAACACCACCCGAAATGGTTGGAGAAGTAGCTACATCTGCACCAGCTCCAACACCAAAGTCGAAGGTGTTCATCAAGGTCAGACCACTGACAGCTCCTGGACCAACAGCAGCCACATACTTTCCGTCAGCATTGATCTGAGCCACGATATCATTGATCGTCATGGAGGAGGTGATTGTGATGGACAGATCAGTTGATGGAGAAGTAGCTCCACCCTCTTGCAACTCTGTTTGAAACAGATTTGCCACACCAGCAGCTCCAGTGATCTTCCCTCTAGCAATCTCGGTTGCTTTGATAGAATAAACACTAGTAGCATCAGGCACAGTCACCCAAGCTTCATCAACTGTGATCACACAATCATTGCCAGCCGTGTTGCTAGCAATCGACCGACGCTGACCAGCTCCTGTGCCAGCAGTGATCTCGATGACCAAATTTGCTAGCTCATTGAGAGCAAAGTCAATTGTTGCTTCCAGTGTGATTGTAGACGCAGCACCAGCAGCAGCAGTACCAGTCCGAATCACACCACGTCGAACTTCCCAAGGTGTGCCAATACCTGGGGCTGTGGGTGCGTCAGCAAGGTTCGTAAACGCATTGGTGACATTAATCACTGCAGCAGTGTTTGTAGAAATACGCCTGATGTTGTCAACATCCAATGCACTTCCTACGTTGCTGGCAAAGACCCACATATTGTCATATGCGGCAGCATCACCAACAAGGTTAACTGAGTCGGCGATAGAAGTTGTCGTACCAGCACCATCTGCAGTACCCGAATCATCGACAATCGGAACACTGTTACCAATATACTCGAGTTCAAGGTAGGCCTGTGGACCCAGGTCTTCACTGGTCTGTGACTTGCCCTCGAAGTTGGTTGTCCAAGCATGAGAACCTGAATCAACTCCTGGCTCGTACTCGACCGTGGTCTGGTTCGCATGGGTCCCGTAGTCTCTCGTAGTGAGAGTAACAACTGGAGCCAGGAACTGAACCTGATCACCAACAGCTGGTGCTGTCGAGAACGCCACACCAACCGTAACTGTGCCAGCAGCGTTATCTGTGATCAGTCGATCTTCACTTTCGCCTGTAGCGGCGTAGGTAACCCGCAGCATGTTACCGATGTGAGCGTCAACTGTCAGACCACCAGTCGTCAAGGCAACGACTGTTGTGGTTGATCCAGCAGCAGCCGTATCCGAGATGTTGGTACCCGGAACAGCTGGAGTCGTCTGGTACAGTATAACCGACGCTCGCGATGCCAGTGTGTCATTGGTCTTTACTGCCAACACACGGAACGCTCCCCCAGGAATCCTTGGGTCTCGTGTTGGGTTGAAAGCCACCCCAATCGCATCCGCGAGAGGTCCACTACGGAAGTACTCTTTCGCGAGTGCTGGATCGTCGATTGTGTAGACCTCGAGAGGCGTACCACCTTCTGCTTCACCGAGGAGGTCGACGATGCCATTTGTGGGGAGGCCGATTTGCGCAAGCCCCTCCGCATTGACCCTGGTCATTCCACCAGGGCGGAACTGCGTTTGTCCATTCCAGGTAACTGATCGGGTCATCGTTCGCTCCTACCCTTAATAGTTCTCGAAGAGTTTGTCCCACTCTTCGGGAGTTCTTCTCATTTTGGTATTACCTGCATGAACCGCCATGCCGGCTTTCCAGTGAGGCCTGAACCCACGCGCATTGAACCACCTGGTAAACGTGACCATAGGTCCTCGCGGTTTAGGAGGAGCCTTGGGCTTTGGTGGCTCCTTTGGTGGTTTCGCTTCCTCTGGAACCTTCACCTTAGCAGTGACATCTTCTTTGCTCTTCTTTGACTCGCTGCTGCTACTGCGAGATTTCTTTTCGCCCATAGTGGTTCTCCTAAAGTGGATCAGTCAGCGTTAGCGATACCTCACGCGCCACGCCAGAACCATCTCCTGTATTTGGATGAAACACATCAATCGCCACTTGAATCTGCGAGATAGCTTCTGCAGTCAAGTAAACGTCGAACGTATAGTCAAACTCGAGTGTCATCGCACGAGCATAGGCCAGGTCTGGGTAGTACTCAGGATTCGCTGCGAAGTCAGTCCCACCCATCTTAGCGTTGATGAACCCGTGACGCTGGAAAGTCCTCCAGTTGATGATGAAGATTGCCTTGACCAATGTATAGAGGAAGATCGTCAGCTCTTGGTCTGGGCCAATAATCAACAACTGGTAGCTGACCTTGTACTGTTGACCAAGTCTCTCAACAACATCACTTGGACCAAACAGTTTGGCTGGCTCACCCGTTACAAAATCATCCCGACCATGAGCCTCGATGACAAACTCGACAATCGAAGTTGCATCTGGCGTGGTAGCAAAGTTGGAGGTTACTGTGACAGTCAACTCTCCCGTTTCATAATTGGGGACAATCGACTGAACAACTCGTCGCTGTCCACTTCCCGTGCCTTCTCGAATTACCAAGATGACACCATCAGAGTCAATTGGAGGCTCGAACGGATCAGGTCGATTCAACGCAGACCCATCTCGAGCTTCCAAGCCACTCGGAAGTGTAATCGTGTTGGTTGTACCTGCCGTAGCAGTGAATGGCCCAGCCAACACATCCTCACGCCGCCCAACTGTCCCTACAGATCCACTACCCAATGTTCCAGCAGGAGATTCAAGCTCCTCCTTCCGAAACGGTGTACCTGTGGAATCAACACTTGTTGGGGCTTGAATCAGCTCACCTAAGAAAGCTGCACTCTCAGTTTCGCTTTTGAGAGAAACAATAACCGACGGTACTTTGATCTTCTCGTCGGGCCAATTGAGAGCGATGTCAACTGATTCCTCTCGAATGAACTGTCGAAAGGCGTTGATATCCTCAATCTGGCGGTTACGGAAGAGCATGTCGACCAGATCGTTTCGCTCTCGGAACCGATTGAATCCCCGTTCGAGAACTTGCTGAATGATGAATTCAGGCATCAAGCTCATCTGTCTATCTCCCTCTCCAACTCTTGCCTGAATATCTTCGGAGCATGCTCTTTGATGAACTCAGCCACATGTGGCCGCATCGGGCCTGGACCCTTCTTCCCTAGAGGCTTGAACCCAGGGTGAATCCAGCCACTGGACCCAGAGTGCATTCGTCGAAACTTGGAAGGCTTACCTTCTTTTGGGCTACCTTTCTCTCGAATAGGAATGTCAACAAACGGAGGCTCTTGAGCAAATGGCTGCCCAAGCTTCTTTTTCATACCTGGAAGCGTTCTATGGTACCCAGACCAATGCCTCGCTGCGTGGCCTTTGAGGCGTGAAGGCTTCATATCGAAGCTCTCTGCTCCGTACTCGAGAGCGTTGACGAGCCAATGTGTGCTTTTGTCGGAAGCTTCGAGATGGATCGTCGCGTGCTCATCGTCAATCTGGGTCAGCTTGAGAGCATCTTGATACCGACGACGTGTGCTGGACAATCTTCGACCAGCTTCTGTCTGCCACTCACCATGGGCTGCCGTGGCTACTTTACGTAGTCCTCGCCCAGCAGCCGCACGGATCCTGTCTTCCATACCCTTGAAATTAACCTCGACTTTTACACGAATGCTGATCATCTACAAGCCGAGACTCGATCACAAAACGGCAACCGATCTAATACAGATGCCGTGGGGTTTTCATTGACAAAGGCTGCATGCGACTTCCTCAACAACACTCGATGCCCAAGACTTCGATCTCTGTCTCTCCTGATGCTGGGCGGTATAAACGCGATCCATTCCAAGTAAGCGTTGTACTTGATGGTGTATTGTTTATGCTTGATCGGTTGGTTGCCGATCCAGCGAATGATCTTGCTACCGTCAAGGACGAAGTCAGCTCCCTCGTTGTACTCCCTGCCATCGATGTCTTCACACCAGATGTTGCTCTCAGCGTTGTACCAGAGCCGATCTTCATCCTCGTTCAGGTTGGTCTTGCGTGCTGTGTTCTCGCTCGAGGTACCGGCACCACGAACAATGACCTGTCCCTCGTTGATAGGCTGGCCCCATGTGAAGGTGATCCGATCACCACCTCCAATGGTCACTTCATGTGTCTTGGGAGACATTATGCAGTCACCTGGCTCAGCCCATCCTTGCTCATGCCTTACGTAGTCCTCACTGATGGATGTGATAAGGGCCACCAACCTGCGAGGATCTCTGTACATATAGCCGCTACCGTTACACAGGTTGCAGGCAAAAACTCTCCTCTTTCGCAGCACATGAGTGCGTTCAATCTGCCCCGCGTGAGTATCCTCCACGTTACAAGGACACCGCAGCCCAACTTCGTGGATCACGGTCTCCCCTCGGTTATTGATTTGGCCATTTAGATTACTAAAAGTCCAATCAATACCGAGACCTCGGTTACTATCACGCGCCATGGCACGAATTATATTGTAAGTCTAGACTCAATTCCAGTCTACTTCCTCGAGCTACATCACGATAATGTTTGGCCCACGGTACCTTCCGCGAACCTGTTTGATCTCCCTGTTGATGAATTTGTTGTAATCTTCAATCGTTGCAGAATAGATCCCATAGATGGCGCTAGCAGTGTATGAGACGCTCTCTGCAACGCCATCTCTGGAGAGGCTCTGTGATGCGAAACCACCTCGAAAAGCCTGTCCAGCGACCGTCAGGGCATCTATGGCGGCTTTCTTGCCGATTATCTCCAGCAGTACTGGATCGATCTGCCGCAGACCCGCCATGGCGTTGAAATGCCAGAAGTTGGGCAGCTCGATTGCCCCTCTGAGGCTCTCAACCCACACCAGGCCGATGAAAGTAAAGGCAACCTCCTGATTAAATGGCACTAACTGAGTCAGGCCATTTCGCTCGGAGATCTCAAGCCAACTCAGGTCAACATCAAGGATCCTGGTATCAGCCAGCTGGCCAAACAGCTCATCAACCCGAAGCAGCCACAGGTGTGGAAACAGAATGTCAATCCATCGACTCGGAACTATCGGGTAGAAGGTGATCGGCGGAACAATGTAATCCCAATCAGGGATCACGTTGCCTGGCAGCACAGGGTCTGTGACCACACGCGTTGGCTCGAGATAGACTCCTGCCAGTTTGTCATTCTCCAACCAGTCAGCAGCCTGGTCAATCCACCGCTGCAGCATGACATCAGAGATTGAAGCTTTGGTGACAAACAGCTCATCCTTCTGTGGCGTTGTTGGCAGAGATGACAGATCTCGAACCTGCACAATCATGTAGTGCTCAGTACACCCATCGTACCGAAGCAGGTATCTGCCGGGAGCTGTGATCGAAACAAGAGGACCACCGTTGCCCCAAGAGAGCTGTCGAACACCAGCATCTGTCTCTATGAATGACAAAACAGCTGGACCAACACTGTGGCCATGACTCAGCTCAACAATCTCTACCCCAGTGATGTTGATTGGAGAGAGCTTGACATCTCGAACTTCCTGCGACTCAAGCGTGATACCAAACAGGTATGAGTTCCGGAGCTGCTGAGCTGTGATTGGGCTAATTGGGAAGTCTGCAGTGCTAGCAGTAGCATTTGGTGCGTTCACTCCTGTCACACGAACAAAATAGAAGCCACGCCGCACCAAGTTGATCTGATCTGAATCAACTACATCAGGCAGATAGATAGTGACTGACTCAGTTACTGGGTCTGAAGTACCCACCAGTGTCAGTGTTTGTGTCGAGACAACTGAATCCCTCAATCGTCGAGCTTTGATCAGCTCAACTGTAATGGCCTCTCCACTCATATCCCCGCCACCACTGGCTGTGACAGAGACTGTGATTGTCGCGCGGTTCTCCCGTATCTCGAACTTGGAGTACTCGTCGAGGTCTACGGTAACCGCCAATGCTGTGGGAGCAGCCATCTATCTCTCCCTATGGGATATCGAACAACACATCTGTCGCATTTGCTGGGACAGTAAGTGTCCTTCGCCAGTTGATCACTGGAATTGTTATGTCCACCACTGCGTTCTGGACCACCTCAAGTGCAAAGAAACCTCCCGAATCTGTAATGGCACTGATTTGTCCTGTTCCGATGCCACCCAGATTTGGTGTGTTGCCGAGGATGGTCGGAGCACTGATGATACGAGCGCTCACAGCCTCTCCAGCTAAAGCTGCACCTGCTAGATCAACCAAATTACCTGTCAGAATATTGGTTGATAGTGTGATTGTGCCTGGAGTGTATGCCGCAGCCGATTGGACTTCTGCAAGCTGAAGGAACTGGTTCAGAGCTGGAGCCGGGAGCGCACCGTTGCTGTTTACTACGTAGATGAACGTCCCTAAGGTGTCCAGCTCCAAGCCAGAGAAGTTGATCTCGTATACACCAAGACCAATCTCACGAAAGTCAGCAGGTCCAGTCAGCGTTTTGAGCGAGAACGACGTATCACCGTACTTCTTGTAGCTGACAGTTACCTGAGTGTAGAGCACACCAGTACGAGCAGCACCAGTACCAACATCAGTTGCCGTGAATGGGAGCCACTCTGCTGTGTTTTGTAAAACTGCGATGCAAGACATGGCCTGCTCCTAGAGATGCGTCATTCGACGGTTGTCTCTCAACGATCCTGTCCGAGCTAGAATGTACACAGTGTCTCCAGCCGCAGGAATAAAAGGCAGCCCTTCAAACGTTGACAGAGCCCCGTTTGTGTTCAGATACTGATCAATGTTCCTCGCCACTCGTTCTCCGGTCCCCGTAGTGGCTTCAACGACCATGACCATGTTGGTCCAGAATCCATCCGCTTGGGTCAGGTTGGTTCTGACTTCTATGGATGTTGAACCCGCTGCCACCGTGGCTGTGGCAGCCAGGTCTAGGGCACCAGCACTCGTCCAAGGGCCAGCGCCGTGAGCAGCTGTCAGCTCGATGTCCACCTGCTCTGGTAAATCTCTACCTGCTGCGTCAACGACACCGAGCAAGGCATCGAGCGTCGGGTTGTTAGCTCTCTGGGAGATCACTGCGCCCAGGGCTCTCAGGAGCAAGCCTGCTGTGTCTCCTGTGCCGTGGGCTGCAACGATGTCTTCATCCCAGACACCATCAGCGATTGCATCAACATCAATGGGGACTGATCCTGTGCGAGCCAAGATCATAACGGTATCCCCAATCGTCGGGGTAAACGGCAGGGCGTCAACCAAGATCGCCCCATTGGTGTTGGTGAAATCGTTAATGTTACGAACTGCTACGCCAGCGGCATTGATCGCCACTACCTGCATGTTGTTAAAGAAGTCATCCGCCTGAGTCAGTCCAGTCCTGATCTCCGTCGAAGTAGACCCAGCTGCAGCTGTCGTCTGAGCAGCAACAGAGATCTGATCAATACGATCTCTCAATGCCTCCAGGGTGTCTGTAGCACTGGAGAATCCACCACCAGCAAGCTCAGACAAGTCTCTACTGTCTGCGCCGCGAACGTTACCTTCTAGATCAGAACCGGCAGCATCAGCAACTCCAAGGAGAGCGTTCAAAGTAGGATTGTTAGCCCGCTGAGAGATCAGGGCACCCAAGGCTCGAAGTAGGAGACCAGCTGTGTCAGCTCCACCATGAGCAGCTACAATATCTTCATCCCAAACAGCTGCAGCAACAGCACTGGGGGCAATTGTCGCTGATTGCCAAGAGCCAGCACCATGACCTTGAGTCACTTCCAACTCAGTGTTGATTTGTTCAGGGAGATCAACTCCTGCACTGTCTGCCACACCCAACAGACCGTGTAGAGTGGGAGTATTAGCTCGCTGAGAGATCAATGCCCCGAGAGCCCTCAACAGAAGTCCTGCGGTGTCCCCTGTACCGTGAGCCGCGACGATATCCTCATTCCAAACAGCGTCTACGATCTCGTCTACAGCGTCGGTTGCGAGAGCGTCAGCGTCGATAGCGTCTGTGGCTACGGCGGATGCATCAACCACACCCGCCTGCATATTTCCCACATCGCTATCCATACGGCCACCAACAAGAGCAGCAGGAAGACGTGTTTGAATGTCATTGGTGTCAGCCTGCACGCCATCGATCTGGTCGCTGATGTCTTTCAGGTCATCCCCATCAGCTCCCCGAATGTTCGACTCTGTTGTAGACAGAGATTGATCGATGTCAGCCCCATTGAATGGAGTAGAGTCCGCCAGGATCTCATCTCTGATCTCTTGAGCAGCGTCAGTGGCAAGAGCATTGGCGTCAACTGTGTCAGCCTGCATATTGCCCACATCGCTGTCCATCCGCCCGCCGACTAGCGCAGCAGGCAGCCGCGTCTGGATGTCGTCGGTGTCAGCCTGGATCGCTGCAATGTCCGCCGACATGTCGGCTCCTGCCGGCGTGCCAAGCTTGGGTTGCATGTCTGCTGTGTCCGCGAGGATGTCTCCGATCTCCCCGTCGTGGTCAGCCTGGTCAGAACTGCCCATGATATAGTTGGTCGGCAGCTTACCCTCAACCACAGCTCGCCGACGGTAGGGCTCCAGATCCTCGGTAGCAGACACCGGAGAGCCGCCGCCCGTGTCCCACTCGATACCCACCGCATTGTCCGGAATGCTGGGCGGGACGACTCCGTAGCAGCCAGTGTTGGTCCCGATCTCGACGATGCCAGCCGTGGTCCGCGCGATGCTATCCGCGTCGTTGCTCTGATACAGCCGATAGCCCACCGTGCCCACGAGCCCCGCGTAGGCTGTTCCGAAATTGACCTCGAGCCACGGCTGAGTGAACGGCATCGGCTATCCCTGCTCTGGTTGCCTGGGCTGGATCAGCACGTTGGCTCCGAGCACGAAACCGCCGCCAGGACCAGCGTGGACGACCGTGGGGACTGCCCCCAGTACACAGTTATACTTCTCCAGCACTGCGTTGATCTCCGCCTGACACGCCTGCAGCTTCCTTTTCTCTTCGGCCTCGAGCAGCGCCTTGGCCTTGGTCGCAGTCATCTCTCCGCCACCGTTCGCCGACGAAGCTTTTCCCTTCTTCCGTCTCGTCTGCGTCTGCATTTATCCCTCCAGCGCCTTGATCTCGGCGTCCAGTTTGGCAAGCCTCGCCAACTCTGCCTCACGCTCCGCCTTCTTGTATTCCAGCTCCTTCTCGGCTAGGTACTTACAGCAGGCACTGTGAGAGCAAACCAGATCCCAGTTGTCGCGCATGACATCCAAAATGGAGTACGGGTTCGCAAGGTCCAACTTCTGCCCCTGCTCGTGCATCTTGAGGAGGAGGACCTTGATAATAGCGTCCCAACTCTCTTGACTCATCGCCATCGTCGCTCCTACGTCAACAAACCGATACCTTGCAGTCGAGATTCCAGCTGGTCTAGCCGAGTCTGAAGATTGAGAATTACGCTCATAGCCGTTTCAAACTCATCCTGGGTACTGAACCCCCACGCACTACCCACACCTGAATCTACAGGTGTTGCTATCGAATAGTCCGGTGTCGTCGGGCCAGTGTGTGTGATCTGTGTCAATGCTGCGGTCAGCGCCGCTGGCTTCGCTGCTGGAGCCGTCCCATAGAAGCCCGCAGTGCTCCCGTCGTGGTCCAGCGCCCCATCGATCTCCAACTTGGCTGACGTTCTGACGTTGGTCGCCGTCAGCAGCAGCTCGCCTGCCGTGCGGCTGATCTGCTCTGACGCACCCGCAAACTGAAGCGGTCCAGTGACCAGACGCAGAGTATCTCCACTGGCCAGATCGAGCCTATTCGCCGCACCGCGAGTCAGGGAAACATCGGCCCCAAATTCCAACGTGGTCAACCGCAAGGTATCGTTGCCGGTTATGCCGATGTATACCCGTCCAGTACCGAGCACGTTAGGGTCGATGATCAGGTTCGTGCCATCGTAGTACATGCGGGCATCGGGGTTGACGCCAACCCCCGCTCCCAGGCTCAGATCGGCTCCAATCCCGTCGTCGTGCAGCCAGATGCCATGGTTGACTGTACCGTAAGTCTGCTTATCAACTTCGATACCGGTTTGCCGTCCAAACGTCCCTGTGCTTCCAGCGATGTCTGTGACAATCAGCCCCCTTACGATATTCGCGACCGAAGCATCTGTCCCAAAGAGGTTTCCAATAGGCGTGATAAGTATGCCCTGGATCACATCCGCCGTAACGGTTTGGCCTAGTATGTTGACCAACCCACCGGTGCTGATGCCAGTGAGATTGAGATTTGCAGAACCAATAGAAGCGGGGAAGATGTTAGCTGGAACGAACCACAAACAGATCACGTTCGACCCAGCCCCCCAATTCGTTCCACCGAACCAGGCATTCCCCTGGATCGCATAGAGCGTGTTGGCAGCGCTCACCGTGGGAGTGAACCGGGGAAACATGCCGATTCCAACCATCGACCCAGAAGTCTGTCCCGGAAACGAATCGTCCCCGATCATGATGTGAGTATTGGTGGCTGCCTGGACGCCAAGTCCCATATGCCGAATTTCAATGTCGTTTAAACCTGTCTGCAGATCGAGCAAAGCGTTCGCAGGAGAGTTGATACCAGGACCCCAGGTCATTTGGTTACCGTCAGCCACGTTGTCCTGGAAGATGATTCCCTGCGTCGTCAGCGTCCCGCCGATCGCAGTCTGACCGCCAGCACGCCCAGGCAGATAGAAATACTGCGTGTGGTCGTCGCCTGTGGTCAGCCCACCTAGCTGACTGTGGTCACTTATGACGAGAGTTGCAGTCATGGTTGAGGCTTAAATGCCCTTCGAGTTTGTTGTATTTCTTTCATGAGCTGGTCAAACCTGTACTTCTGATCTGTCTTCAGCTCCCTGCCCAACTTCTTGAACTGCTTTACTTGTTGATCTCCTAAATCCTGCTTCAACTCTCTAGTCTTCACTGTCAGCTCACGAGTAATGGATTTCTCCATCTTCTTTCTAGCTACAGCAGCCTCTGCTTTAGTTTCTAGAGTTGCTCTTTCGCCTCTCGTAAGATGAACTGTTGGGTCATCTATGTGTAGGTTCGTTTTGTGAAAGAAGTAGATCCCAGTCGAAACCAATCCAAGAATAGGAACAATAATTGTCAATGCCAACTTGATGATAGTGCCAATGGTAAGAACCACAGGCATCGGTTGAACTATAGACACTGATCCTGTGCTATCTTCTTTGTCGACAGAAGTCTCTGCCAAAGCTTCCTCTTCCTCTGTACTGCCCCCTTCCACTATAGTCTCTTCCTCCTCGACTTCCTCTATAGGACTTACTGCAGGGTAAGCCGTCCCTGAAGGTCGCTTTGGTGGGCGATCTCCATCCCCACCACTTCCACTTCTCGAAGCAGCAGACATACTCATTCCATGATGTTTCGGTTCCTTGGACACCGATACCTCTTAGGCTACAACAGCCATCACGGCATAAGCAGTCGTAGCTCCAGTTGCACCTCTCACACGAATCTCGTGAATCATGATTGGAAATCGCACTGTCGTTGCAGGAGGAATCGCAAACCACTCTCGCCCACTCACGAAGCTGATCTCGAGATTGTTACCTCCAATAGCCTCGAGATTCGATACGATAACCTCAATAGTCGACTGTCGATTTCGGTTGGAGCCTCTGTCAAATGAAATCTCAGTACCACCCTCTGTCACAGCAGCGTCTGGAGCAGTTCCAATTCCATTCGACGGATGAACGGCCTTTCCAGGCTTGAACATCACATCCTCCTAGTTGTGGCCCCTGATCAAGTAGGAAGGAGGGGCATGGGAAGCTGGTTACATGGCCGAACGCTGAAAGCGCTGGTGCAGCATGAAGTGAATGAGCAAGCCTCTTACGATGTCACTGCACGAGCTGGTCGAGCCTGAACACCAGGCAGTCGCCCGATAGCTACCACCGTAGCAGTATCCGTCTCGACCTCTGCCAAGAAGGCTGTGGCTGCAGCTGCCGATGCGCCTGCTGCTGCTTCGACCGTATCCATGTACGTTCCAAGCGATTCCAGCAGAGCGTTGTAGCTGTCCGTCAGCCTCTTCAACTGCTCAGAACCAGTGTCTTCGATGATTGGTACAGTTCTGATATCAGCCATAACGGTCTCCTTTTATTTCTTCGTCTTCTTTTTGGTGGTCTTTTTAGCCGGAGGCTTCTTTGGAGGAACCTTCTTCTTGGGAGAACGCATCGACTCCCTGGTGATTGGAAGAGAAGCCTTCTCCTCGACCTCTGGCTCAGGCTCTGGAGCTTTCACCGGTTCTGGTTCGGGCTCAGACTTCAGTGGCGCAGCCTCATCCGCCAAATCTGGGCCAATCCCCATCATGCGTTTAGTGGCTTCATCAGGCTCTGGTTTTGGTGGCTCAGGCTCAGCCTCGACAGGAAATGGATTCTTCGCGCTACCTGGCTGTCGAGGATCTTCTACAAACTCAGCCAAACCCTTGCTGTTCTTGACATAGATATCAACGTTGACGATGGCATTTCCGACATGAGGGATCCGAGCAATCCCCTCATGGTTGAAAGAAATGATTGTGCTGCCCATTGTCACGTTGCGATTCTTCATCCAACGGTGTTTGATAACGATCATTGGGACATCCTTCCATGGATCTGAGCGAGCTATCAGCGATGCTCCAGCAACTCGGCTCAGAACACTAGCCGCTGACCGCTTCGCTCCACCACGGTTCTTGCCACCTGCAGGACCTGATTTAAGTAAACAGGTCGTACTGCAGACATTGGCTCCCCCCGCAACGGGTTTACCGCAAACAGTGCAGTCCATGTTCTTTACCAGGGGAGGATCACCTCCCCTGGTGGGGTCAACTAACCCCTTACGTCAGGCGTCCGATGTTGATAAACCGGAGCCACTTTCTTGGTGCGAACAGGATTGGTGTCCCATATAGCAAGATCTGCCACCTGTAAGCTGGCGCAAGTACTGCCAAATCCAGCCGCATGAGTGGGGCCAATTGACGGAAGGTAAGAACCTGTGGGGTCAATTCACCCATGTATGCGATGCTGGTGAATGGCAGCAGGAAGTTGACATCATCAGGCGTGGTCGTAGCTGGCGACGGAGCCTGAGAAGCCACTGCTACCTGCATGATCAAACTATAGCTCGCCAATGCTGTAGGAACTGCAGCACCACTCGCCAGAGGCTGAGAACGATAGATCCGGATGTACTCCGGAACGAACGCACCGATAGCCGCTGCATTGGTGATCGTCAGATCGATGTGGTTGCCTGCATCCTTCTGCACCTGCGTGATTGCTTGGTTAGCAGCCATGACCGGGCTAGCCGTCGACTCACCAAACCGGTTGGCGAAGGTGGCCAGGTAGGCATACTCATTGGTCCCTGCCGGAGCACCCTTGTTGAAATCACCGTCGGTACCCGAAAGGCCTGAGGTGATCGCAGTGGTGGTGGCTGCTGGTGCATTCGGGTGGGTAGCAGCCGCTGGAGGGGAAGGCAATTGACGAATAAATACGTCAGGGTTGAATTCCACATGGCCCGCCTGGGTGGCCATGGAGTTGATCGCTTGACCAATCACGCCATTGACTGGAGCTGGGAGGCTCACCCGCTCACGCGGATACATGGTCTTGACGAGATCGCTCAGCTCACGGGTCCCCATGAACATGTCAGTGGGGTAGCCGAAAGCCTCAACGATCTGGTTGGCCGCTTCCTCGATGTCAGCTTCCTGGAGAGGCTGATTCTCGAGATCCACGAACGAGGTGGGATCGATCAGGGCATCGAGGCCATCCCACTGCTCAGCTTCGCCATCGAAAGCCAGAGAGCTGTCTGCACCAAAAAGAGCGCTCTCAACACGCTCCAGCAGCCACAGAATGCCGTTCTGGTTTTCCAGGGCGATGATGTCCCCGTGAGCAGGGTGCACGAGGGTAGCCGGATGCGTAACTTCCCTTGTAGTTCCGAGGAACTTCACAAGCTGGGTACGCCTGGCGTATGCCGTGTCTGTGCTCGGTGGCAGCTCACCCTCTTGGGTGAACGCAAAGTGTTGGGGACCATACGAAGTTAATTCGTTGTATTCCTCAACAGTTGAATATGCTGGACTTTTTGGGATTTTCTTCCAAAACTTGATATGGTGGTTGGTCCAGGTAACCACCTTCAAGCTTGCCTCGAGTGACTCCACGCGCAGCGCGGATCCACCCGTCTGGTTTGTTACTTGGAACCCTGCTTCGAGGGCCTTCTGCAGTTCGGCGACATTGGTGTTCTGGGTGCCGAAACCATGGAGGCCATCGTAGTGGTGCATGCCAATTTGACCGTACATGTTATTTCTCCTTGGCGTCCGTTGGCTTTACTGGGCACCACTCATCCGGTTCTGAATTTGCTGCATCAGAGCCGGGTTGATGTCACCAGTGGTTTCGTACTTGATGACCTCGAGGCCGCTGATCGAACCGCTCTTGGCCAACTCTGTCATCTGGTTAAGGACCATAGGATCCGGTCGTCCGACCGTTCCTGGGAGCATTTGTTGTCCATCCTGAGGACCGAACCGCTGAGCAAACATCGGCTGGGGTCCACTAGGGGTGTACCCAGGAGGGAACTGCGTCATCGGTTGCTGCGGCTGCTGGGCAATCCCACCACCCAAGGCACCACCGAATGCCTTAGCCATCTGCTGCTGCTGTGGCTGGGGCTGGGCCACCATCTGGGAGCGAGGAGGAGCTACTGGCATTTGAGCCACTTGCTCAACCTGGCTGCTCACGCTGGTGAACCCACGACCGATGTTGACCACTGCGTCAGCCAAGCTCTTGTTGAATTCACCCTGCCGACCAGCAAACTCCTGCTGGGTGCCCAACATTGCCTGACCCAGAGCCTCGATCCTGGCATTGGTACGAGCCTCGAGTCCCTCGAAGCCAGCACCAACTGCTTTTGCCAGCTCAGACAGGAACTCAGAAACCTCGACACCCTGTCGCAGGGTCTCGCTCTCTTGGGCAGCCTGCTGGAATGACTTATCCAGCTGCTGTCCTTGTGGAGCCTGTGGAGTCTGAGGAACCTCAGGCTGCTGTGGCGCAGGCTCATTGCTTTTGGTGATGTCGCCCTGCAGGAGCTGAAGCTCATGCATCTCAAGCGGGATGCCCTTGGCGACCTTTTCCATGATCGACTTGCGGACACCACGCTGATTGTAGTCGGTGCCATCAGGCTTGATGTCGTCAGTCCATCCCTCACCGTAGTGAGTCGGATCACCGCCAGGCCAACTCTGCGGTTCATTACCTGAACCGGTGCAGATCTGGGATTTGACCAGAGCCTGTTCCTCGTCAGTCAGCGGCATACCTTTTGACATCTTCTCGAGGATGATGCCGGCCGCATCCTGAGGAACCGCAGGCTGCTGCGGAGGCTGCGGTTGAGCAGGTGGGGCCGCTGTGTTGCTCTTTGCGAGCGCTTCGAGCTTTTGAAGGCTCTGATAAAAAGCGCTCTCTTCAATCGTGCCACTCATCTCATGCCCTCCTAGGCGTGAATGCCATTCATGTGGAACACAGCTTCAGCCACGACTTGTGCCTGAAGCGTTGTCAGATTTCGGTGCTGCTGAATGAGAGCAACACAGTCATCCATGGTTAAAGATTTTGAAACCTTGCACTTGCAAGTATCACCTTTGCCGCAATGACACGGATCAGTGCGACCATGATCTTGATCTTTGCCCTTGCCCTCTAAACTCTCCGGGACCAAAACACGACCCATCTCAGAGGTGGCAGCGAGTGCTTTCTCTTGTTGTTTGCGAAGAGTCATCTCTTCGTCGGTGAAAGCCAATCCGCCTCGAGCACCAAGGCTGCCCTTCTCAGTGGAGCATGGGCAAGAATCACATTCACACTGGCCTTTGACAGCCTTCTCAGCGATCGGGTAACAACCCGACTCGTCACACCACATGTTCGCTGGGACTGCTGTCAATGCTTTGACAATGTCAAGCCAGGTGTGAGTGTTGATTGGAGCAGCCGTAATGGCGATGTCTTGTACCCAGCACTTGAGAATCGTCTTGCCAGCTCGACGAAGAACCTTGCCCTGAATCGAGAAGCCTAGTTTCCTCTTACCACCAGACGCTTCGATCGCATGAGCCAGTTCCCAAATGTCGTTGGCGATCTTGTGCTCTTTGTAGAGGAAGCCTCTGACATAGAGACCATCCTTCGTTACTCGGCACTCGATAGGCTCGCCAACTTTATTCTCAAACCCTGGCTTGTGGTCGTTGTTGAAAAATCCATGCTCTAGGAAGTAGGAATAATCAATCCCCGCTTGGATCACCTTCTCGTACTGGAGATCGATGTGGACCGTTGAGGCAATGCCTTCGATCTCTCGACGACCTTCTTTGCCTTTGGTGGTTTCCTTGGACGATTTACAAATCGTCAGCGGAACCCAAAACCCAAAGTCTTCAGTGTTGAGTAGGTCGAGCATGGAATAAAAAAGGGAGAGCAGGTACGAAACCTGATCTCCCTCTGTTGGAGCCTTCGTTTAATTGTGATCAAAAGCTACTGAGTCTAGAATCGGAAGTCAAGTAGTTTCGATCAAAAGGATCTACCTCTCATTTCGAGTGGTTGTTTTCTTTTGGCTATCCCGGATATAGAGTCTAGGCCTCTGAGTAAAGCTTTTTACCAGTTCTAGATGGTCTAATTTAATCGGAATTTTGTGTTCGATACCACAACCTTTACATACCGCTACTGCCGTACTCCCACGAAACACTATGATCTTGTTACGTATCTTAGTTGTTCCATTGACTGATTTCAGAACAACCTCACCGCAAGAACACGACAAAAGGTGATCCATTAAGGTGCCCCAGAAATGGACAACATCTGGTCAATAAAGGCCTTTTTGGTATCTATCACTTCGTCAGCAGTGGGTTCTGGGGCTGGCTCTGGCTCTTCTTCTGGCTGATCATGTTCTGGGTGCCAGTGGATATCCTCTGCTTGATGCTCTGCCGGTTCATGCTCAGCATCATCCGCATGCTCTCTCACCGACGGTGGAGTTGGTGGCGGCTGCAGCTTCGTAGCCTGTAGGAACTCAGCCCAATGCTGATCGTGCTCGTGCATCGGGTGGCTGTGGAGCCAGTTACCAAAGGCCTCTTCTTCAGCTGTCCGTTCAGGATGCTCAGCTGACACATGCCAAACAACCATGTCAGATGTTTTGCCCTTCGACAGGTCCTCGAGTGATTTGATCACCTGAGGGTTGTCTTTCGTAGCAAGCACCTTCTCTTTGAAGTCCTCCATCGACATAGGAGTCATGCTGCCAAAGAACCCTGGCTTGTCGTACTGCTTCATGTAGGCGCTACGGGCAGCTTCTGCTGACGGAAAGCCCAACATGACCTTGTCTTCATCGAACTTCTTGAAGTCAGGTGCCTTCATCTGATGAACAACGAACGCTTGCTTAGCGTTCTTGTCAGGCCCTATGTAGCAATCAACATGATCCCCGTCGGTGCCTTTCGTACCACGGATATAACCGTAGGCATGGCGCATCTTGGTCTCACCCTCTTGCTTGTTGTGAGGGTCATACCATTTACGCACCGAACCTTTAGCGTTCTCGATAGAGACTGGCAGGCCTTGAAAGATCATCTTGCCAGCCAACTTGTACGCCTTCAGCATTTCTAGGCTGAGAAACGACTTATTGATCTCTGGCTCGTGGTGATGAATCGACGACATATGGAGCGATTCAATAGCCACCGGGTCAACGTAGTGATCCTGTGATGCCTTCGCATTACCGTTCTTATGACCGAG